GCCCTGCGGCAGGTCCATGTAGGGGTTGCGCACCTTGTTCTTGAACAGCTTGAGAACGTCGTCTTCGGTCTGCGCGATGATGCCGGCGCGCGTGTTCGGAACGAACAGGCACTGATCCAGGGCCATCAGATCGATGAAAGTAGAAAACCCCATTTGGCGCGCCTTAAGCACAGCGTTCCAATACCACATGTTGTCGTACAGCTCGCGCTGCTCGTCGTTCATGCGGAATGGGACCTTGTTGCCGTTGGCGTCGGTAATGCTATATAACGTCTGCAATCTCCATAAAGGATCGGAGAACTGCTCCACCGTCGCATCCCAGTGCGCCAGCAGCTCGGGCGGCAGGTCGAGAAGGTCGCTCATTGCGGCTTGATCGGCAGCTTGCCGCCGCGCGCAGCGATGGCGCCCAGCAGTTGGGTCAGGGGGTTGGTCTGCGCCTCGATTTCCTTCTGGTAGAGGTTCAGGTGTTTGAACAGCTTCTCCATTGCGGCCATCTTGTCGATGGTCAGCATCTGGAATCCTTCCTTGGTCTGCTTCACGCCGGCGTACAGTGCGCGCGCGGCCGGGGTCAGGTTGGCGGTGGCCTTGAAGAATGCGTCGCCCACGCCGTCGCCCCAGCACTCATTGCATTCGGGGTTCGGCGCCTTGCGCGCGTCGTAGCCGGGTCCGCCCTTCTCATCGAAGTCTTCATAGGTATCAGCGACCGTCGGGTCCTTGGCAATTGCCTTGCGCTTGTCCAGCTCGTAGGCCGCACGCTCGCGGCTGATCTCGGAGACCGTGCGCTGATAGCCGAAGTCGATGCCGTAGCAGTGGCGGCAGCAGCGGCGCCGGAACTCCACCAGATCGTTGACATCGGCCGTGAGCACGCCCCAAGCTTCCTGCAGCACTCGCTCGCTGGTGATCTGGGTGGACTTCTCGATGCGCTGCATGCGCTTTTGCACCAATTCCAGTATGTCGGGCCGCCCCAGCAGCTTGCACCCCTGCGAAGGCGCATTCTTCTCGCTGTAGCCGGCGCGGATCGCTGCGGCGGTTGCATTAAAGTCGATCGTGTATTCCTGCGCAAAACGGCGCGCCATGTCCGTCAGCGCGCCGATCTTGTCCTTGGTCTCAGGTTTGACTGCCTTGCCCATGGCTTTATTCCTCGCGGACGGGGATGCCCTTTACCTTCTGGATGATGAAGTTCGACACGTGACTGCCGATCGACTTCGCGGCCAGAGCATCCTGGTACTGCTTGGCGCTGATTCCAGGGAAGCGGTACAGGTTGCCGGCGGCGAAGCGCACATACATCGTGTCGCCTTCATGACCCACTTCGGTGATGCTCGACGACTTCACGCGGGTCAGGGCTGGGATCTTGGATTTCTTCGGGGCGTTCATTGGTGTCCTGCTGGTTGTCTGGTTGATACTTCTCTACGTGGAATTCGAGACCGCCGCTTTCTATGATGAGGAAGCGGCGGATCGTGGTCACCAGTTGGCCTTGTCGGCGCCGATATTGTCGAGTTCGACCGTGCCGGAGGTGGGTTCAGCGCGCATCAGGCCGGCAGGCATCGGAAATGCATCGATGCGTGCAGCCAAGATGTCGCGGTATTGCGTCATGGCTTCGAGCTGTTTTTGCATGCGGATGCGTTCTTCCGGATGGACCTTGCTGAACCTTTCAGAGTACTTCCGGTGGCTCGGCTCAAGAAAATCGTCATAGATGAAATAGCTGAGTTTCTCGATTTTTACTTCGAGATCAGCGCGCTCTTGGATTACGCGCTCTTCGTGTGGTTCGTGGATCAGTTTCATGGGTCAGTCCTTCCGTGAGTTATGGCGCGATGGCCGTGAGGTGAACAAAAGCTTGCGGGTTGGTGTCGACGCCCAGCACCGAAATGCCGAGCAGGGTCACCGCCGTAGTCTTGCGCAGCGTGACCGTGAACCCGGTATTGGTGACGTTCGAAACGGAATGGTTGAACGATGCGGTAGTCGCATCCTCGACGCTCACACCAACCACTGGCACGGTGCCGACCGGAAATGGCGTAGCGAACGTCCAGGTGTAGACGCCGGCGGCGTTGGTCTGGGCGCGCAGGCGCAGCGTGGTAGGTGCTGGCGTGCCGGCAGGGCCTTGGGCGCCAGCCTGCCCGGTCTGCCCGGTTGCACCCGTATCGCCCTTGTCCCCTTTGTCTCCCTTGGCACCGGGCTGACCAGTCGCACCAGTGTTACCGGTATCGCCTTTGGCGCCAACAGCACCTGGTGCGCCATCGGTTCCGTTCGTACCGTTCAGGCCAGGCGTGCCGGAGTCGCCCTTCGGGCCAGGCACTAGCGTTGCGGACAGCACGCCGCTGTTGATCTGAAGGCCAGTGCCCAAGGTCGTGTAGCCGCCCAGCTTCGTGTCAGCGTTGAAGGTGAAGAACCCGGTGGTGGCCGGCGTTGCGATCACGCGCTGGGTGTTGCCGTTGTCGGCGGCGTTGCGCTGCATGAATATGAAGTCGTACGGCCCAGCCATGGCGGCACCAGCGAACAGCAGCGCCATGACGACAAAGATGCGAGCAAAGAGATTGTTGTTTTTCATATCAGTATCCATGTGTTGTTGGCCGGGTCGATGCGTTGAACGATGATTGCCTGGTTCTCGATCAGCTCGGTCGGCGCATTGAGCACTTGGCCGCCGGTGAATTGAAGTGCTGCGATGTCGCGCATGGAGCAGATGCCGACCTGCTGCAAGTCCGGACCGTTCAACGGCAGCGCCAGCACGCACATCTGAAGCGGCGCCGCCGGCGTCATGATGAGCATGCCGTCGCGGCCGGTATCCGGCATCTGGACTGTGCCGCCTTCGGACGGAGTGATTATTACCTTGCTGCGATCGGTGGCCGCAGCGCCCGATCCCGATCCCATGTTGAACCCGCACCGCATCGTCATTTCAGGCATTGCGGCTCCCCATCGTGACGGTCACGCGCGCGCCGGTGCCGCTGATAGCGGTCAGGTTCGCGCGCACGTACTCCCAGGCGGTTTCGCTCGGGAAGCCGTCGGTCGCCATCGTGGCGCCGGACAAGGTGATCGTACCGAGCGTCACCCAGCCAATCATGTCGTTTGATGCTTCGATGCGCACCGTGGCGCCGACAGTGCCGGTCCCGGCTACCGTGGCCTGAAAAGTACGGTCCTTGCTGGCGCCGCTGGCGCGGTCGCCGATGGTGATGGCGGATACGTTGTCGAGCAGTTTGGCAATCATGGCAATACTGGGCTGTTGGAAATCGGTTCGCGCTTCATGCAGGCGCCGCGCAGGCGCTCGTAGCGATCGACTACTTCGGCATGCTTGCGGATGGCGCTGTCGCCGCGGGTGAGAAGACTTGCCACGAACTCAGCAGCGTCTGGAGCAAGTTCGGCGTGTCCTTCTGAGCCAGTTCCTGCGGCAGTGGATCGACTTCCATCGGTGGTGGCTGGATATATCGCACGGACTGGGACGCGCAGCCGCAGATTGTCGCGGCGCAGGTCAGCGATAACGCGATCAGCATCTTTTTTTGCATCGTCGTGCTCCTTCTTGAATTGATCGAAACTGCGGCGGTCGTCGGTGCGCAACTGGCGCTCTTTGGCCAGCACCTTGTCGGCGGCCTTCTTCTGCTCGGCCATGGCCTGGACCGTCATCTGGATTTGCTCGACGCGCGCATTGTCGCCGGCCCAGTCGGCGGCGTAGCAGGCCACCAGCACGGTCCAGGCCACGATGGCCAGCCAGAACCACGGATTGAGCAGCAGCGTGAACGGTGCGAACTTGGTGCTGGTTTTGATGGTGTCGAAGATCATGCAACCCCCGTGAGGCACAGCGCGCGCTCGTTGGCGCGGCGAGTGACCAAGCCTGGCAGTTGAGTGCTGATGCCGGCCACCTTGGCGTAAGACCAGCGCGGCAGCTGGTTACATGCCAGCTCGTACTTGCCAGCGGCCAGGTGGCGCGCGGCGGTCGATGCACTGGTGTTGCAGGCGATCGTCGGGCCCATGTTGAAGGTGGCGTCGGCAAATGCTGCCAGGATCGGCGCCGGCAGGTCTGGGGCGCAACGCTCGACGGCGTTGACGGCCTTGAGCATGTCGGCGTTCAGCAGCGCCTTGCACTGCTCGATGCTGTATTCCAGGCCCTTGCGCACATCGGCACCAGTGTGTCCATAGCAAGTTGTAAGGATGCCGGCCGGGCAGTAGTAGGCGTAGCGGCGCAGGCCCTCGGCGGGTGCGGCAAGCGCAACCGCCAGCAACAGGGCGGCCTTGCTGCGATCGGGCGTGGTACTCATGGCTTCAGGCCCAGTGCATGCAGGCGCGCCCGCACTTCTTGCTCCTGCAGATCGACCAGGCGTTGCTGGCGCTCGGTCAGCTTCTGCTGCTGTTCTGCCAGCGTCTGCTCGCGTGCGCTCTTGCGTTTCGTGTATGCGACATTGAGGGCGAATGTCAGCAGCGCGGTAACGATGCCTACAAGGATGCCCCAGTCGGTCAATGTCATGGCTGCACCGATAGAAGTTGCTGCGCCAGCCATGCTTCCCATTTCAACGTTGTTCATTTTCATAGGCTGCTTGCTGGTTTCGTATTCGGTTAAAAAGAACCCGGCAGCCATCGCGGCGCCGGGTTTGAGGTGCCCTTGCGGGCTTGGGAGAAAGCAGGATCAGGTAAGAAAAAAGCCCGGCGTACCGGGCTCTGTTTATTTCCTACCGGAACAGGTAGGAATTCTATGTTCGATAGTTCACATAAGCAAGAACTATGATTGACTTCCGCCAACTTTCAGTTTTTCGGCCATCTTTTGTTCCTTTGTGCGGCGCGGGATCGCCCGGGTGACGTCCATGGCGCGCTTGGCCCCTTCCAGGTCGCCGTCGCGCCACATCTTGTAGATCGCGCTCTTGTACATCGTCGTCAGGCTGATCTGCGCCCGATTGGCCGCTGCATAGGGCGTCATCTTCGCGTTGATGACCAGCTTCATGGCCTCGATCAGCCTGCCGCTTGCTTGTCCTGCCATGTTCGTTTCCTTTCGAGTTTTCCCAACTTGTGTTTCATTTCACGCGGTGCTTGAGCATCGAATGCACGATTTCGGCAATTTTCTGCCAAAAAGTATCCGATTTCGATGTGGTTCTTACCCCACGCTCGCCGCGCAAAAGACAGGTTCTGCCCTGATTGCAGTTTTGGGTACAGCATTTATTGCTTTTCATCCTGTTCTCCCAGTTCATTGTGTCCACGCACTCGCCTGATGCGCAGGTCGAGGCCCAGCGCTGCCACGAACAGGGCGATCAGCTGCCAGTCGTTATCTCGAGTGGCCACCACTACGCCTACAGGAAGAATTAGCAGGAAGGCCAGCAGTGTCACCATGGTGAAGTCGGCTTCGAACTTGGTCTTCATGCCTTGTCGCTTTCTGCGCCTACTGGCGAAGTGTTAGATGGGGCGATCTCTTTTCCGTAGCCAGCACAGTAGTCACAGACTTGTTTTTGAGCACGCGTGCATTTACAGGGCTCAAGCGGCTGCAGTTCGCCCCGTGCAGTGGCATTGCCTGCGAGATAGACGATGCGGGTTTTGATGCCCTCGGCGCGCGCCGACTCGTAGACCTCTTGCGACACATCGCCCGATCCGCTGCCGTATTCGCCTTCGATTTGGTAGATCGGTGCGGCATTGCCTGCGGTAGCGCGGCGAGCGAGTGCAGCACGAAGGTCGGCGATCTCGGCAAGCAAGAAAGATCGGTCGTCGGGGGCGTTATAACCTTGCGCCCGGACCGCTTCCTGGCGCTCCTGCCAGGTTGCAATGCTCTCGTCCTGCTTCAGTTCTTCGCTCATTCCATTCCTTTCTGTGCGCCACTCTTGGCGCTCTCGCTGACCAACGCACCACTTAGCTCCAGAGGCATTTGCCCTTCGCTCTTGCGGCGCTCGATGGCCTTGCGCACTGAGCGCAACTGAAGAGACAGCATTTCCTCCACGAACAACAGCGTTTCTGTCGACACAGAGTCGGGCCACTCCATCTTCAAGACTGCATCGGGCAGCGCGACCTGCAGGCTTTTACCTTCACGTGACATTTCGATCCTTTCGATATCGTCAACCCACAGCCCACCCCAGCCCGCATCAGTGCTGTGGTCGTAGACCTCGCGGACATTGCAGCCGGGGCGGGTGCAGTGCCGGCGGCATCCGCTTTCGCCGTCTGGATAAGCCCAGGGGTGATAGCCCAGGGCGTGCCAGATGTCGGCAAGGCGGGAGCGCAGAGCAGCCCAGCGGCTCATTCGCCGCCGCCTTTCTGTGCGCTGTGCTGCTGGGTGGCGCTATCTCCAGTAGGTGCGCTGGCCTGGTCGGTGGCGCCCATAGAATCGACGATCTCATTCATCTTTGCGAGCGATTGCAGTGCAACGATCTCAAATTCTTCAGGGGTTGATACCGGCATCGGCACGAAGCCAACGCCGTATTGAACAAACAGGTGCGCAATCTCAAGCGCCTTGCGCTGCTGGCTTGGTGATGCGCGGTTCATTTCGGTTCCTTGTCTGCGCCTACCGGCGAATTGTTAGGGGATGGGGCGGAGCGCTGGCGCTTGTACTGCGTGCGGTAACGCCATCCCCACAGGAAGAAGCCGTAGTAAGTGCAGCTTTCGCCCGCAGTCCACCCCTTCGTGCCGACATCGGCCTTGACCTGCTCCCAAGCCCATTTTTCCGCCTGCTCTTCCGTCATGAGCGTTTGCCTCGACGCATCCCCGGCCTGCTCGGTGCTCACTTGTGCAGCCTCGAAATCGCTTTCAAGGTAAGCTTCTAGTGCTTCCTTTCCACAGAAGCAGCGGTCGTATTCGCCTTCGTCGTGGAGGAAGCAGTTCTCGCCATGTGGCGCGCTGGCGATCCATTTGCGCGCCGCGTCCAGCTTCAGGCGATCATCCGGTGCTGGTGCAGTGGATTGGGCTGCGAGACGACGAATAGCGGCGGCGAGATCGTTCTCGTTATATTTGTAGCCGAAGCCCTCCACGATGCACTCCCGCGCGCTTTCCAGCTCGTTATCGATTTCTTCGTCGGTCAATTCCCGGCGCTCGGCCTCTACGTCCAGCTCGGGGGCGGTGGCAGGGGCTGGCGATCCGAAAGGCGCGGGCCAATCGAATGTAATGTGGTCGCGGTTGAACATGAGCCAGTGCCATTGCTCGGGAGTGAACCAAGCGACCGCGCCGCCGTCCGACACGCAAATCTGCGCGCCCGCCTTTTTGAGCACGTAGCCCGTCTTTGCGTAGCCTTCGCGCTCGATGATGTCGTTCGTCTTGCGCTCGCACATCGGAGCGGGCATCGCTGCTGTAGCGCGGTTAGAGTCGTTGCTGGCAGGATGATCGGTAGCAGTGCGGCGAACGACCCTGAAGCCAGCCTTGATAAGCCCCTGTTCGATTTCTTCGCTGGTCAGGCCGTCAACCCTTGCGAGCGCAAATTGGAAGAATTCGTCGTTCATGGTTTGTTCGCTCCTTTCGCTGCGGGAGAGATTAGAACTCCAGCCTGCTCGTATCTTGCCCGCCCGAGAGTGACCACCAGAACCAGTACCGCCAGCACGACTACCGCGAGCAGCGGGTTCCAGCGACTTTTCCTCATCCATCGGTCGAATCGGTCAATCATTGGTCGCCCTCCCGCGTCCGGTCCAGCATCTTCATCATCAGTTCAGGCCCGGTTTCATTCAGCCGTAGCTTCGTCATTTCATCGAACGGTAGCGCCAGAATTTCGTCGTGGCTCATGCTCGCGGCAATGCAGGCGCTGTGGTAGTTCTTGCCTTCCAGCGTCAGCATTTGCGGCAGATAGCCGATCTGGTTGCACATTGCGCAGGGGCGCAGTTTGCGCACATCGTGCGCCGTGAATGGCCGCCCGATGTCGTAGACCAGTTGCGGGGCGCTCATGCCGCACCACCTTTCTGCTCTGCCGGTGCCGCTGCGCTCTCGGCGCTATCAAGCACTGCCAGCCCGTATTCCGTAGTGTGGTAGTAAGCCCCGGAAATGCGCTGCACCACGCCAATTTCCGACAAGCGGCGCATCATTGGCTTCGGCACGTCGTAGCCTTCGCCATCGGCGGCGCACTCGTAGAAGCGGCGCAGGGCGGCCAACTCGTCAGCGGTCATCGCAACCTGACTGGCTTGCCCTGCGCTGACCTCGGCAGGCTGGGCAGCGAGAGACTTGCGCGCTTCCTCGACGTAGGCTTCTACGTCCTCATGCATCAAGTAGGAATGGTTCTGACCCGTGCCAGGCGTCGGCCGCAAGCGGCGCTGCATCTTACTCAGCTGAGCGCACAGCTTCCGTAATGCTTGCTCGGCCGGGGCGGCTTGCCCTGCGCTGGCAGGTGCAGGGGTGGCGATCTCCTCGAACAGTTCGATGATTCCCTGCTCGGCAGTTTCCGCGTCGCGCATATAGCCAGCGTACTTGAGATCATCGGACAGGTGCAGGCCGCAAAAATAGGTGTTGTTCGACAGGTCGATTAGTAGCTGGCGCAGCGGCTCGCGCGCCTCTTTCTTTTTCCCTTCGGCCATTCCTTTCACGGCCACAGGGCAGTTCAGCAGGTGGAGCGGGCGCTCGGTATTGCAGTGCTCGCAGGCTTCAGCGGCACGGTGGGATGCGGCGATAGCGTGACCAGGGCGCGGCAGAGGCATCCAGTGCGTTGCGGCCTCGACGATTTCGTTTCGGTCTTCTGGGGCCGGTTCCCACAGGTCGTCTGCCTTGATGTCGAAATACTGCTGCCCGGCGAAGTCCACGCCATCGGTGTAGACCAGGATGCGGTTATGGTCGTCAGGTGACGGCAGGCCAGCAGACAGTGGCAGCAGTTCCACCTTCTCCGCTATCTGCGGGGATGGGGCGGCGAGAGCCTTCAACTCATCAGCGCGCGCCAGGACCAGGTCGGCAGCGGCGTGGCGCGCGTCGCGGTGGCCGGTAGCGTAGCCGGTTGCATAGTCATCGCCCGGTTCTTCCTGATAGACGGGAGGCAGGTTCATAATCGCAGTCGGGATCGCCATTACGGCTGCGCCTGCGGTTATCTGGTCGTTCGTGAGGGTGGTGTTCATGGTCAGCCTTTCAGGTGCGCGTCGAGCACACGGTTAATTTGTTTCATGGCGCGCAACAAGTCGGCGGCGCAGTCGTCCATCTGGCGCACCAGCCAGCGATGGTGGCAGTCGTCGCGGCCCGTAGCCCTGCGGTCCTTGGCAATCAACTCGCACGTCCTGCGGAACAGCCTCGCTCGCTCACTCCACATCGCCTGCCTCCGAGTTCTGGGTAGTGGTGGGGCGCGCCATAGCCTCGTCGATTCCGCATCCGATGTCCTCGTGGTCAACAGGGACAAAGATCGTGAAGCCGTGGCCACCGCCTTCGGTCCGGCAGTTTTCTTCGATCCACTGGAAGCGGGCCGCATCCCGCACCTGTTCGGCAGTCTGTGCCGCTCCAATAGTGGAGGCGGCAGGGGCAGCGGCGACCATGGCGCGGACAGCATCGAGGCAGAACGTAGCGCCCTCGACTTGCCCCTTTCCCGTCAGCATGTCGCTGATCCCCTGCTCGATCACAGCCT